CACGCCGAACCCCCTTGACCGGAAGGTCCAAGACCTTCTGGAAAGGTGGTTTGACCTTTAACTGGTCCGTGGAGTTTAGCGCCCTTGACAGTGCGCCTTCCAGGCACTGCCGCCACGCCTCGGCTGTTCGTTGGTTGGCCGCGTGGTCCTCGCAAGGAATGCTGAACTCCAGGGCTGCTACTACCACTCGAACTTTCTCGAGCTTGTTTCGCACCCAGTTTACCATCTCCCGGCCGGTGGGCGGTGCCTCGTTCCGTAGATGGTTGCAATGTGAGTTTGGTGCCGTCATTTGGAGTTGTTGAAGTTTTACGATCCCCACTTGACGTTACGACCGTGCCGTCCATCAGCACGGTTTCTGCGTACACGTCCGCATGCGGCTTGTCGGTGATGTTGGCCGTCAACAGCTCGCTGATGTGATGCAAGCCTGTTATGTGCGCCCGGATAGCGTTCACTTGGGCCGTGGTGAGACCCATGCGACCTGCTACGACTGCTAGGACCGCTTCGTCATCCTCCTCGAGTTGTGGCCAAACATTGGACACTGTATCGTCGAGTGAACTGACGTAGTAGTATGGTTTGTCGACGTTCCGGTCCGCTCTCTTCATCCGCTTGGTCTGGTTGATCTCCGGGTATGACTCCAAGACTTTCAGACAATAGTCTGAAATGATTGGTGTCCTGGGGTCAGTGCACAGATATCCCTCGACCCTGTCCCTCGCGGCATCGCCCAATGGGACGGACGGGTTCCTTGAGGTAAGGTGTAATTTCCTCATCGTCCGTATGGGATCCTGAAAACTGGTCAACGACTCGCCTGGTTTTGGGAACACCCTTGCCAAATAGGTGAGTCCTTGCTCTTCGTCGTAATGCACGATCTTCAGTGACATTCCGACTCGACTTGCAACCCAGTTGAAGGAGTTGCCGTACCTACCCGCGAACACACTATCATCGCCAAAAGCCAGGCCTATCATCGAGTAGGCCTGCTCGGGAGTGAGCCATGGATCAGCCTTTCTGACGGCGCAGTACATCAGGAAGCCATTTAAAATGGTGTTTCCATCACAAGTGGTGGGACTACCACTCTTGATGCCTGGGCCTGCCTCATACTTGAAGTTGAAGCGCTTAGAGGCTGCGGGACAACTTATCAGCATGTCCAAAAGCGAGGCCAACTCGCGGTCACCTTTATAGTACCTCAAGTAGGCCGCGTTGATCACGTTGCGTTGCAACCAAGCGCTGACGGTCCCGTCGAAGCTGGAATAGTCTCCTTCGATTGGCCGATCGGACAAGGATTGGACATAGTCCCTTACTTGCTCGGCAATCTGCCTGGGGTTCTTTCCCGGGCTGAACCATCTTTGCTTATGCAACAAGTTGTCGCGCATCGGCAAGGTGAAGCGACTCAGGTTGATAAGGAAACGCACGTCGGGAAAACTAGATATAATTCTAGAGGGCTTGTTCCCGGCCTCGTTCTTGATGAATCCGGCGATCTGTCGCCTTGGGAGTTCATCAACCGTTTCCAGTATTCTGGAAATGGCCAACACCTGGGTGGGCTTATTCATGTCGGCTATCGCCTGTTCTACAGACCACGGTACTCCTGTCCCGGCCACCGAATCTGGTATCAAGATCCTCAGATATTCTCTTACCCATTGGGTGAAGACGGGGGTCGGTTCCTTCGTGTTAGTGTTTTTGAACACTCTGTATTCCAGGGACTCCTTCATGGAAACCTCGCGTTTGATCATTGGCACACAATTGTGTCCATCTACGACCGGCGGGGATATGGCACGCCATGAGAGCTTGTCCGGCGGTGCTTCGCAGCTCACCGGGAAGTGGGGCATGACAGCCGGCAGAGCACTGGCTCCAAGGAAATTCGGAACATACCCACTATCGGGTAGGCCTCCGAAACAGTACTGCTGTAAGTATGTATTATCCAAGGAAGTTATGCCAGAGCTGTGCGCTTTTGATGCGACGGAGACTGGTGTTTCCAAGCGGAGGTATACCTCCAGGTCACGTGTCTTCAATTGTAAACTCCTCACGTGGCCCTCGCCCCCGATTGATGACATTCGGCCCTCAGGCGTCTCACAATCTAGGCGGTTCCATCCCGGGTGCTTTGGGTCCTGGTACTGCTGTCTCTCGATCCGATGGGAATTGAAGACGTCAGACAGCCATCTTATCCTCCAGGCCTTGTAGGACGGAATTAACCAAACTATCATCCGGTGCGGCAACTCTGGGTATGGGCGCATATGCACTCGTTTGTAATACGTGCAAGCGTCGATCCCCACCATCCTCAGCCATGAGACAGGGTCGTCCCATGCCAATGGTTTCGGGAACTCGACGTACTCCCCAGGAGCACACCAGTTCCACACTTTGTGGTCCCAGTCCCCACCGCCTGACACCCCATATTTTACTATGTTGTTCTTTATGGTGAAACTCGTATCACCATCCATTCCGGCCACATGGGTTGGATTGAACGTGTAGAACACCATCGGGCGTGAGTCTTTCGCTAGTTCCACGAAGTTCTCAAACTCTAAGTAGTAGTCCACGTCTATTCCCATTATGACACTATTGGGCGGCGGCGTATCTCTGCGGACGTTTGTCCACAGGTCATGCGGGACGACATGCTCGTGCGTTGAAGTTGCATAGTGGTCGTGCTGCGAGGGTCCAACTGAATGAACCTGATACCCTGCGGCAGCTATCCGCTGTTCGAGACTTTTCCGAGCCGAATCCCTGCCGCTACCGCACACTCCATGACCATTGTCCACCGTACGCATCTTCATGCTACCGTGCCCTTCCTGATAGTTGATGTTATATTGCTCGAAAACAAATTCTTGCGTCACATCTCTCACAATTGCATTGACTAGCTGGCCTACATCGTTATAAGCTCCATATACCCGATCGTATAGGGCGTGCCGATGAGGCCACACAACCCCAACCACCACAGCCGTAGTAGCCGCTATGATGGATCTCTTATACGTCACTTTCCCGATTGAAAGACGATGTATTTCCTTAAACATGATCGTTAAGTGGAATGAGAGGATTGATTAGAT